TTGTATCATAAGTAACTGTAATACCACTTTCAGTATTACTAGATATCATATTAGTTCCAACAGTATCTCTAATATAAGTTGCTAAAGCTGTTCCATCTACAGTAATTGCATCTGCTTCAAGAGTACCATCAACATCTACATTTCCAGAAAAATCACCAGTAGCTGCATCTAGTTCTCCAGATAAAGTAATATCAGTAGCACCTGTAATAGCACCATTAAGTGCAACTGCACCATTAATATCTATTGTTGTAGCCGCTATTTGTACTTCTGTGTCTGCAACAATATCTAATTGACCATCAGCAGATGAATTAATATATAAAGCAGAATCTCTAAAAAGAAGTTTATTGGTACTATTTAAAGTTAAACCTGTCCCGTCAGTGTGTGTTAAAGTTGTATCAGAGTCTGCACCAAATTTTAATACAGAAGAATCAGATCCTAGAATAAGATCGTTTGATAAAGTTAAATCAGAACTACCATCCTCAAATACTAATTTACTAGCCGGTACTGTACAAAAAACATCTTTTGTACCTGAAGCAAAACTTACTGCACTATCACTATTAGAAGAAGATATTACAGTTGTTCTTGTTAAATCAGAACTGTCTCCATCTAATGTTCCAAGGCCAACTTCCCACTCATCAGCAGTTTGATGAACAATTGCATAATAAGTAGTATTGGAATTACCAACACCACTACCAAAAGTTTCAAAACCAGTAACTGCTCCACCAAGAGACACGGCTCCTGTTCCTGTGGTTGTAGTTGTTTCTTTTACACGATCATTAATGACTAATGCCATTTAAATTTTTCTCCTATGCTAATCTTAATATAGCGTTACTTGCATCTGCAGTTGGAAACTGAATTGTAAATGTTCCACTTGTAGATGTTTTATCACCACCAAAATCTAAAATAGCAACTGCTTTATTAGAATCAGAACTATTATAAATTAAAGCTCCTCTTGCTGTAATTGTAGCAGATGTAAACGATACATCTGAAAAATCACAAAGAGCTGTAGTTCCAGAAGTAGTGGGGGTAACACTAGTTAAAGTTCCTCCTCCTGCTGAATAAGTTCCTGAATCAGAAACCTCATTTGAGCTTGAGTAGGCAGTTGTGCTAGCATCTAAAGAAGCAGAACTTGTATATAGCGCAATTTTAAAAGTATCACCTGAGGTTGCAGTAAAATTATGCGTACCTACGAGTAACTCTTGTTTAAAACTTGTGCATACAGCTTGAGTTATTGCCATGTTTAATCCTCCTTATGGATTCATTGATTTAATAGGGGTTCTTAAAGCCCCGTGCATATATTCATCTCTTCGGTGCCTTCCTTGTTGTTCCATTGCCAACTCTTGGATAGCTCTTTGATATGAACCTTCATATAATTGCAGCATTTCTGCTGGACCCTTCAAGAATTTGAAGGCCTCTGCAAGACAACCATATAATAATGCTGACGGAGCATTATCACCTAACCACGTTGTGGTATTTGAACTAGACAGTCTTGTTGGTAATCTAGTTATAGCTAATTCGACATTATAAGCAGAATCTGGCGTTGGCGCAACTATTAATGAGTTGTGATCCCACCATGACCAATATTTTGGTGTCCCTGTTGATGTTCTATCTGGGGCAAATTCACTTATAAAACTAACATCTCTTTGTTCTAAAAAAGTTCTTGTTGGTGTCCCTGAGGCAGGGTAAATCATAAAAGACCTTATTGTTCCTAGGGATTCTGGTGTAGGGGAAGATCCGCCAGGTAAAGAAATAAATGCGTTACTTGAAGTTAAATTAGCAGATTGATTTGATTTAAAGACATCAAGATCCACTTCTCTAAATATTCTATTTTCTACATGTTCAATAAAATCATTGGTTATTGTAGATGTTAAAACATCTGTACTTACTTCAGTATAATCTAAAATTTGTTGAGTTAATTCTGCGTATGTTGTCATGATATACTCACCGTTACATTATTAATAATCATTGACATATTTGTATCATTTGATTGTTGAGGTTGCATTGTATTATTTTGATCAAAGATAGTTCTCCTTCCAACCAATATTTCTATTGGCTCGCTTCTATCTGGCCTTGCATTTGATAATGCTTCGGCATCTGCCGCATGTGTTGTGGCCTGTTCATCTTGAGGATGCCTTGCTTCAAATTCAGATTTATGAACAAGATTACCATTCCATTCTTTTTTCATTTCATTGTATGGAAATTCCATGCCACTTCTGTCTGAAATTGCTTTTGCATATTTGCCACTTGCGGTAGCCATTACATAACTCCTATCTTTGGAACAAGCTTAACAGAAGTTCTTGTACTGTCTTCTGCCGCAGCTCTTTGCCATTCATCTTCATAAACTTGTTTAAGTAATTGTATTCTTTCAGGAGCTTTTTTCATTGCAATATAGTAAGCAAGGCCTGCTACTAAACAGGGTAAAAATCTAAAAGGAACTTCTGCATTATTTGTATATGCTCCTGCGTCTTGTATTCTAGTCAATGCGTAATATTTAAAAGTATCTGCTGCATTAGGTTCTGGATACAAGTATAATTTAGGTGTAATAGATCTTTCTAAATAATATTGTGTTGGTGTCGCTGATGTTGTTTTTTTGGCTATGTGTAAATATTCAGCTCTACTAATTCTATCTAATTGCGAATCATTAGTTGTATCAGATGCTGTAGTTAATACGGCAGACATAATATCTACGACATCAGTTCCTAAATCATAGGAAAGTGTTCCTGAGGTTAATGTTTGTGTTCTTAATTCAATAGTCCAAAGATTTAATCCTCTATTTCCCCATTCGGCAAATAAAAGATTCATAGATCTTCGAGCCATTTTAAGGTCAAATCCTGAACGTACAGAAAGCCCACATCTTTCGTAAGCTTCTTCAATAATCTCTTCTACAGTTAGATCAAATGTTGTTGTGCTTGATGTAGCCATATACCATTAATATATTTTCTGAAATTCAGCTATTATTGTGTACATGTTACCTGAATCTGCGGCACCTGGTACAACTAAATTAACATCACTTTCGTTACTGTTACTAGTTTTATCTGCAGGTATTCCACCAAATTCTCTAAAATCCCAATATCCTGTTCCAGTTAAACCAATTATAGGAATATCACCGTCTGAGTCTTCTTCATCTAAACGAGCATAAGAGTCTCCTCCATCTCCACCTTGACATGAAAACCAAACTCTAAGTAAACCTAAATGTGCTACAGAAGTTCCGTCAGCTCTTGCATCTAATGCTGATACATCGCCAAAAACTGTTGTAGCTCCTGATCCATCTGATTGATTAACAATTTTAATTACGACACGATTGTCGTTTTGTTGTAGGATTGTTGGTCCTGTTACTGTATCTGCCATTTGTTTCCCTCCTTAATCAAGAAACGTGGGGCCGAAGCCCCACAGTATTATTTTTAATTGTCTGCGAATGCAGGTGCATCTGCACCTTCTGAGTAACCCCAAATTAGCCAATTAGTACTGTCTTTAGCCATAATGTTAATCTCCATACCACCAAAGTCTGTAAGAGTTAATTTTGAGTTAGAGTTTCCATCAGAATAAATAGTTACATTATCCGCATTTGAATCTGCATGAACAACACCGCCAATGAAGTAATTGGCATCAGCCCCTGTATCAAAGATAAGGTTTTCTGTTTCTTCTGCTGCTCCACCATAAATAAATTTAAAGTGAGAACCAGCAACTGGTGAAGGTAGTGTAATTGTTCTATTTGCTGAAATAGCAGGGACTACAATTAGTCTTCCACTATGTGTTGCATTAGTAAGAGTTGTATCTTCATCTCCTAATGTAACAGGTCCATCACCCATAGTGATGATTTCAGTAACTGCTCCAGTAGAGGAGTTTTTACTTATTGTTTTTATAGTATCTTCAGATCTTATTGGACCTGAAAAAGTTGATTTAGCCATTTTAAACCTCCTTGGTTATATAGACCTTTTACTACGTAGTCTCTATATCGTCTGCGAATGCAGTCTACGCAGCTATTATAATTATATATATACAGTTTTAGAAGAAATTTGCAATAAGAATGGGCGTAATAATACGCCCATTCTAGAGTTTTTATTATGCTCCTGGTGAGCCGAAAATACCTCTAGGGTCAGACCAGCCGAAGCTGTATCTTTCTCTAGCTTTGTATCTTACGTTACCAGTATCAAAGTCACCTTCCATTGCAGTTTTAATCGGTGAACGATTAAAGTGCTTTAGACCGTTTGGTGCATCTGTCTTAATGAAGAAAGCATCAGTATCAGTTAAATAATGATTTACAACATATCCACCTGGGATCATTCCCATGCTTCTTACTGCATTAGTATCATTATCTGATGTAGATGTTCTTAATTCAGTCTTCATAAGTCTTTCAGCAACAAACTGAAGATTCACAGGAATGATCATCTTAGTTGCTTTGACTGCTACTTTTAAGCCACGATTATCAATAAAGCCTGCAATGTCAATTAATGCTTGCTCTAGTGATGTTTCGTTCAAGTCAGCAGATGTTGATAGTTCGTTGGCATAATTGCCACCTGCTACTGTTAAGTGTGCAGTTGAACATAATTCAACACCGTCTCCGCCTGTGTAAGAAGAGTTAAATGCTCTGTTAAGAACATTTGCACCCTTAATTTCTTTAGCGTTTGCCATTGAACGTGCTAAAGCTTTTGTGTATCTAGAACTAAGACTATCGTAAAGGTTATCCTCTACTGCTTCCTCAGTAATAGCAAAAGCTAGTGCCATTGTTTCGTGTGAGTAACGACTAGTGTGTGCTTCAGTTGCGTCATCATATTGGATGCCTGCTCCTTCAGCTTTCACTGGTGCGGTACCAAATCCTGAAAGCTCAACTTCTTCTTCAAATGCTCTGTCTGAGCTTTCAACATCGAAAATTG